TTTATCTTTTCCTATATACTTACCGGCTTGTCCGTCTAAGATATCCCAACGATGAACAGAAGGATAATAAGAAAAAGAATTCCAGAGCTGTAATTCATCAAGTCTTCTTCTGGGGACTCTATCGGGGTCAAATCCCTTTTGAATAAACGCGCTAATTGGTAGGCGATAAAATATTGCACCGTTTTCCATAATAGCATGCCATAGTAGAGCACGACCTGTAAGAGCGCTAAGACCAAAGATAATGCAGTCTTCAACTTCTCCATGATGTTTTTTAAGATCATATAAATATTCTCTCCTTATTTGTGCATAAGTCGGTGGTATGTTTACATTCAAGTATGCCATAATTTATCCTCACTTTATTGTACCCCAATTTGGTCCAAGTTTACAGTCAACTTTATTATTAATTTTTAATTTAATTGCTTGCTCCATTGTTTTTTGAACCATGGTCCGTGTTTCTTGATCCTTAATAGATACACAAAGTTCATCGTGTATTTGTATGTGAGGCACTATACCTTTTTCATATAAAATAACCATGGCCTTCTTTGTCATATCTGCAGCTGATCCTTGTATTAATCTATTTAAAGCTTTGTAAGTAAAAGCAGGAGTAAAGTATTGTGCAAACCAAGACTTTCTTCCCTCCACTGTAAGTTCTTCAACTTTTCCCTTGCCTCCTTCAGCTTTTGATTTTGATTTAGCGTTAAACTGTAATTTAAATTTTTCCCATGCTACTTCTTTTGACATAAGTCTAGGCACGATCCAATCACCTCGATAGGTAATCTTACCAGTTTTCTCATCTTTTATTTCTTTAGCTTCAGGGTCCCACTCTTCAAATTTACGTTCTTTATTGTTCCATCTTTTATTTACATTCTCATAGGTATCAAATCTACAGAATCTATCTTCAAGAGTAAAAACTAATCTATGTTCTTTTGCAAACCCCATTAAATTATCTGATAATTCTTTTACAAAAGGGACTTTGTCATGGTACGTATCAAATAATTTTTTAGCCTGTGTTTTATCTAAATTTAACTCTGCTTGTAATTTACCTTTACCCATTCCATAGAATAAACCTAGATTGATTGATTTTGCCTGTTTCCTGGGAATATTAGCCATGTCAGCAACGATTTGATGAAAATCTGCCTCATCACTGTTAAATTTATCTGCGAGCTCCTGCGTCTCTGATAGGCCGTGTTTTATAGCATAATGCACTACAATACGTGGTTCTTGTTGTGAGTAGTCAAATGATCCCCATTGATGTCCTTCTTCTGGTAAAAATAACTCTCTCATTTTTTTACCATAATACCCTTTAGCAGGTATCTGTTGTAAGTTTGGGTTACTCATTGAGAATCTTCCGGTCACTGTTCCGCCTGCATCTGATCTTATTTGATTTATATCTGCGTGTATTCTACCATTATGAATGTATCCTTTTAACCCTTCTATAAAAGTATTAACAGCTTTGTCTGCTTCTCTTGCTTTCGAAAGCATTCTTAAAAATCTATTTGCATGAGTCTTCAAATAATCTTTAGGAAGTTTTGGCATACCAGACTTAGGTGTTCTTTCATAGTTAGTTATATTTTGATTGTTTAATAAATCTTTTACAGAGTTTGCTGCCCACAATTGAACATCTACTTTAGTATGTTTTTTAATAATATTTAATAAATTATCTCTTCTACATTTAAGCTTCTTTCCAAAAGATTCTAATTTTTGTGTATCTATTCTGACACCCTTAAATTTCATGTCTACTAAACAAGGAAACAACCTTGTTTCTAATTCAAATATTTTTCTACAACTTTTTTGTTCACCGTCTTTTTTAATATGTAAAACCTTATCTAATTGTTTATCAAATATTTCCCACAATCTAAAAGTTAAATTAACGTCTTGCTTTGCATATTCTTTTACAACATGAGAAGGTAGTTTGTGCATGTTAGACATAGGATCTTTTTGCATACCCCCAGACCATTGAAATGTTTTTTCTTGCAAATCATATTTATATTTCTCATCTTTTAATATATCTTTTGATAAAGCATCTAAAGAATATTTAAATCTGTTTTCATTAATAACAGATGCAGCAACCATCGTATCTACAATACGACCTTTTAACATTTTGCCAGTCTCTGCTCTCATCCAACAAACATCATAAATTGCATTGTGAAAAACTTTTGTAATGTTTTCATTTTGCAATATTTTTTTATTCATCTGATCCCAAAAATTTTTCTTTTCTGAATCAGATTTTACGTGATCCGAATGATGTAAAGGAAAGTAAACAGTATCTTTACCAGTGGCTATAGCCACGCCTGTTATGAAACCATCTCCTCTTATTGCACCCAAACCTTTTGTTTTTAAATTAGGATCATAAGTTTCTATATCTAACGCTACGGTATCTATACCATTTAAATCTAAATCCTCTGGTGTATTACACATCTTCAATATCTTTCAGTCTTTTTATTTCTAATTCACAATAATGAATTATTTTTTCTAAGTCTTTTATCTTATCTTTTTCTATATATCTACAAACATATTTTACAACACACCCTTGAAAAAATGTAAGTCCATTCTTTGAAATAAATTCATAAGGTTGTATTGGAAAAAATTTATAATGTGATCCTCCAATTTGTTTGTCTTGAGGAAAAGCTTCCTCTAACATAGTTTTATCTGTCATTTATCCTCCTTTATAGTTCTAATATTTCTCTTCTATGATTTTGTATGCCTGCTAATCCACCAGGCATGTATTTAAAATTAGAAGTTCCTATACTCCAACAATCTATTTTACCTCTGCTATAAGCTACGTAAGCTAGTCTTATTGGTTCGTACACGTCTCTTTCTCTCCTGTACACAGAAAGATCAACAATAACATTATCATAAGTTAAACCTTTTACTTTGTGTATTGTATCATGTTCAACTCTAGGCATTTTTTCTATATTCATTTTGTTGTGTAATACTTTTCTTATGAAAGGTATTTTTTCAATTAAATCTTTTTTAATTACTACCTCTGAAAAATTTTTGTATTGTTTAGCTTCAGGTCTAATAAAACCCATATCAATAAATTCTTGAATATTATATTCTTTATCAATCAAAGGTTTTAATTTATCAACATTGCCTTTTCCAATAGCTTTTACTGTTTTACCCATCAAAGGCCAATATTCTATAATTTGTTTTTTAGAAACTTTGTTATTTAGAAAGTTGTCCCATGTTTTAAAACATCTAAAGTCTTTTCTAGAGACATGAGGCTTATCATTAGATACTAATTTATAATCTATTCCATTATCTTGTAAAAACTGATTAATTCTTTTGTGAGTTGGATTGCCTCTGTATGTAAATAAAAAACTCTCGTCGGTGGTTAATATTTTATTAATTAATATTTCACTAGCCTCACAGCTTTGTTCTATACTAGGTATCCAATATGAATTACCAACAACACCCTCTACAGGAGTCCAAGTTCTCACTGCGTTAACACCCCACTTATTCCAAACAGGAGCTATAATATTTTTACAGATTTTGTTAATTGTTTCTCCACATCTTAAACCTTCTTTGAGTTCGTTATCTTTTGATTCTGGTGTGCTTGCTAATTTATAAAAAAAATCAGGATCAGAACCAGCATACTCATGAATTGTTTGGTCGGGATCGCCTATAAAAATAAATCTTTTTGCGTTTGTAGCTGCTTTTTGTAAAGCTTTTATCTGTGGTTTACTACAGTCCTGTGCTTCATCTACTATTAAAATATCTATATTAGTTGGAATTTCTGCACGAAATATAAAATTATCTATCATGTCTTCAAAAGAAAGTTTTTTATGAGTATCTCTAAAAGCGTCATATTTTACTTTTAATGGTTTTAAGTGATGTTTATTATAAGGTTCGTAAGATTGTGGATTACACACTTGCCAGTATTGATCAAAAGTCATTTCTTTACCATGTGCGTGAGAGGAAAAAGTATACAAAGGATGTTTATCCCATTTACCTTTGTTCCAATTTTTCATCGCTATATTTTCATCACAAAACTTTTTATGCTCTTCTTGTTCATATTTTTGTAAAGGTAAATATTCCCCTCTAAAATAAGAATGAATTGTACATATTTGATCTTCAAGTTTTGTATCAGGCACATTCTTTAACTGTGGTAAATTTTTTACAGCCTTTACAATTTCTTCTGCTGCAGTGTTTGTATGAGATAAAACAACTATTCTGTCCCAGTCATATCCAGCTTCTAAAAATTCTGCATATCTTTCTTTTAACCACACGTGAGTTTTCCCTGTGCCTGGTGGACCTGGTACAAATTCTGGTGTTTTATTCATCTTGGTCTTTCGCTGCTTCATCTATTACAACAGCTTCTCCTTCCCAAATAATTTTATTATTTTCAGTAGGTTCTCCTTGTATTACCCAAGACACACAAGATTTATCATTGTATTTACCTTTATATTTTTTAGCTTTTAAAACACTTTGAATCTTATTTACAAGGTCAACTCTTTTCATAGTTACTCTATTTTTAGCTAATTCTTTTTCAAAATTATTTAAATCAAACTCAACACAATTTTTTTCTTTATTGTAATAAGGCATCTTATGTATGGCTAATTGATCTTTGGTTGTGTAGACACCTTTTGTATCTAAATAATTTAAAAATGTAGATTTCCACCACGCGTCATCTTCTGCTTCTTTTACATAGTCTTTAGATTTAGTTCTTGTAGCAAACTTAGCAATCATCATTTCTTCAAATTGTTTTGCTTTTTGTCTTGGTATCCAAGCCTTTGCTTGACTCATTGCTTTGTCATAAAAAATTTTTTGATTCATTAAAGATTCACCGTCTACCCAAATCTTTCTTTCAACTATTTCGTCTTTCTCAGGTACATTTAAATAAACATTGTATCTATTTGCTCCATACTCTTCTATTCTATCTATCATGTCTTTGGATATTTGATTTGTCATATCTTGAAATATACCAATCCAATTAAACAAACCTTGTATGCCTCTGTGACTATAACCTGTTAATTCTGTAATTTTATTTACGCCAAACTTTCTATCAGTTTTAGCAGTTGTTGATCCTTTTTTAGATCTTTCTTTTACATCATCATTTGCTGCTTCTGCTATTCGACTTATAAAAATATTAATTTGTTCCTCTGTCCAATCAGAATTTTTTAAAAGTATACCTGCAATAGCTGTGCAGTATTCATCTCTTTTTCCTTGTCCAGGATATATAATTGTTAATGCTGTTGATAAAGCAACCTTACCAACATCTAAAGATAAGTTACCATCGTATTCTTTTATGCTTTCAAATTTTTCCCACTTAACATTTGTTTTTGATTTACTATGTAAGGACTCAGGAACTATAGTATATCTTTTTCTTTCAGATCTTAATTCACATAACATTGCACCATGTGGAAAGTCTTTATAATCTCTTTGAAATTCTTCTGGTAAACTAAATTGTTTAAATGGTATTTTATTTTTATTGGACCAAAGATAATGACTAGATGGATTACCGTCTCTACCAAATACAGCACCACAGTCATTTATATAATAAGGTATAAAATTTTTTATTAATTCATTATCGACATCTAAATCTACATCATGATCAAGTCGTAAAGCTATCTCCGCTGTTCCGTGATCCCTGTTCCATATATCTTTCTCTATTTTAAAATCTTCTTGAGTATACCCCGTTATACCTTTCTTGGGTTTACCCTTATAACAAGGTATAATAACCCTACCCAGGTTTAACCAATCTTCATAATTTTTAGGTTCGTTATTCACATTCGCCTCTTAATTAAAAAAATGGGCGAGTCCACTCTCGCTTTCTCGCCCATCCCTGCAGGAAACTTATAAACTAAATTCGTTCTTAGTTTCTTTAGCTTCAACTTTAGCTTCTACCTCACCTTTACCTACACTGATTGCGAAGTTCTTAGCCATGTCATACAAATCTTTTTGTGTGACAGAGCCTTTTTTAGAAACATCCCAACCAAACCATGTTCCTTTGTCGTTAGACATTTGAACAGTCTTTAGGTTATAAATGTGGCTGTAAGTGGGCGGTGTGAACAAACCATTTTTACCTTGCATCTTTATACCCATCATCATTGAATTCCATTTTCTACTAACTTTTAATTGAGTAGATTTCATAGATATCAATGCTGTGCCAGGATTTTTACCACAAAGAAGTACAAAATGATTAGCAGTGTTTTCAAGATAATTACCATTTGGTAATCTATCTTTGTAAGTTTTATCTCTAGTCGTTTGACTAACGATATCACTATCTGCATCGTGAATAGCAACAGGTGCACCTGTACTGGTACCTCTATCTTGCCATTCAACATACTGTCTTTTGTAGTGACAAGGTATTACATCGATGTCATCGTACAGTTCGTTTGTAACAGTGTTGATTATTTTGCCAGGTTCTGCGCCCTCGACATATTTACCATCACGTTTATTAACTTCAGGTGATAGTTGTCCCAAAATTTTTAAGAAAGGTAACGCAAGATCTTCTTGCGACATATTTTGAGCACCTTGATTTGCATCAGCTTCAAATAAATTTGTTGCCAATGCTCCTTCTTTTTTTTCAGTTACTTGGTTCATGTTACTTGTTCCTTTTTATTGTTGTCTTATTCTCCGAGAACACCCCGAAGATTTCCGTTGGCA